AGATAGAATGATGGAGCTACCTATAGGTAAAGACTCCCCAGCTGCCATATCAATAAAAGAAGAAGCATTAGAAGATTTTTCAAAATTCATGAAGTGCATTACAAAGACACATGTATACCGAATGTCATTTCACAGTCAGATTGTAGCCAAGGCGTTAATACACTTTAACAGCCTCAATACAAAAGAGACTGATTTTACATTTATAAACTCTGGCTTGAGAAATGTTTGCCACATAATGCAAGGGGGTAAGAAGAACAGAGGGAATGATGTTGGTAACCCTTTTTTTACACTAGTTATTACATCTGATGTCCACTGGGTTACTGGTGTTTATGGCAATCATACTGTCTATATGAAGGATGGCCTATATTATGTGGTGTATCACTGGAGGAGGCTCTCAAGTAATCGATTAAGCTTCATATCAGATTCTTATCTTTCGTGCATTTCAACTGGTTTTGATAGTTATCTTAGGGCAAAGAACACTGTACTGGGCAAGGAGGAGTTAAAGAGGGTGTACGGCTTTAGAACACTTGTTTCACTGTGCACAACCCAACGCTTAGCAGAGATTTTGATGGATGTTAGATATCTTTGCATGTCATTCATCAGTGATTATAGTGATATCTGCGGACTAATACAGGAGAAATTCTCACCTAGATATCCTAACTGTTTTGTCTTTTGGGTTGTAGTAACAATGTGTAAAAAGGTCAATTCACTCATAGAAGGTTACAACCAACCTGGCAACATAATAAAGAACACAGCAGTCTTCCAAAGTGCTCAACGAACAAGGGACAGTACAGGGGGTGAAATTAACATACCATCTATCTGGTCTGAATCTAAGATACGTTCCATACAAGATCTTATGGACGAACTCTTTGTGTATGTTCACACAATGAAAGAGCCTTCTTCCTTATTTCACGAGTTTAGGAAATGTTTTAAGACAATAATTGATTACCAAGAGTCGTTTGACAATATGACAGTTGAAGAAAAGTATGGTACATTTAAAGACTTAGGGGGATTAAAAGACTGGCTACTTAAGATTCAAAATAAAAAGATAAAACCGATGGGTTGTTGGGCTAGTGCATGCTACCATGTAGGTGAAATGCTTTCAAAGGATGTCTCAAGTCAGAAATTGTCTTCAAGTTTAGTAAGAGAAACACAGATGGAGCCTGTTTCTTCACTAACATCTACAAAGGCATGTATACCGGAATACAAAATATTAGAGACAGTTGAAACACGGAAAAGGAGAAAAAAAGAAGATCTGGCTGAAATGCGAAGAATGTTAGAAAGCCAAGGTCTTACTGTCTCAGAATATGAACCAGTTTTGCATAGGATTGGTAAAGTTGCACCGGGAAGCATAGTTCTTCCAGAAAAACTAAGTGGTAGGATGAAAGTAGTAGACTGTATACAAGATTTCCTCTGCAGGTATAGTTCAACAAAAACTGTGCTAGATGTTGCAAACTGGAATATAGTGGATAATGATAGCAGGGCAGTAGCTGATGTTTGCATAAAAGCTCAATATGGAGCAAAGAGAGAATTCTATGTCATAAACTTAGGAGCCAAATGTATGTTAAGGGTTGTCGAAAATGCCTATAAGACAGTTGCAAAGGAAATGTCAGAGGAGATGATATCATGCCCTGGGGATTCTAAATTAAAGTTCATATCTGAGGTTTCTGATTATTCCATTAAATGGTCACCAGATAGAGGGTTTGAGCAATACTTTGTAAATGGAGATTGTACAAAGTGGTCTGCTAGTGAGACAATGAGTTCCTTCTTAAACTTTAATGAAGGAATGAGGGGCTGCCTGGGTGAAAGCCTAACAGATTTCTGTAACTCAGTTTTTTCATCTTGGGCAAATAAAACAATAAGGTTCCCTATGGAACTTGTCATGGGTACTTCCTACATAACAGAGAAAAATGAGTATTTGAGGGCGAAAAACGGTATCCACAGTACACAGAATTTCTTACAAGGAATGTTTAATTATACATCTTCTGTAAAATCATGTGCAGCCACCAGGATGGCAATATTATTATGGAAAATACATAAAGGCTCTCTTGATCAGATAATGGTCAGACAGCTGGGTCATTCTGATGATTACTTACTAGTTATAAGGGCCAGAGAGCAAAGAGTACTGATAGAATTCAGAAGGTATCACAAACTAATGCAAAGGTTAGTTGGTATAACAGATAGTTCAAAGAAGACAAACATACAAAGGCATGTCATGGAGTTTATCTCTCTTTTTTCATTCAATGGCCAAATGGTTTACCCTAATATAAAGAAAACAAAAGAAACGGGTTTAAATATAGGTTCAGAAGGCTACCAGCGAGACATTATGACAGTTTGTTCAAGGGCAGGTGAATCTATCAGACTTGGGGTTCCAATTAAAAGCGCTTATATACAGCAAAGATTACATTGTATAAGCATGTATAGGGCTTATGGTTTGGCTGAGGGTATGAGGAATGAAATACCACCTAGCCTTGATCCTTTTAATACACCAATCAGTTTATTTGGCTTGCCGGATTGCTTGCCAATACTCTATATTAACTCATACTGTGATGTAAATAACATAAGGTTAGCTAGACACTGCAATAAATCAAAAGAAATATTATCAGGTCTAGTAGAATTAGCATCTAAATATGTTGAGATAGACCCGATTAGCATATTAGATGTCCCACTAACATTTGTACCCCAATACATATATAAGAAAACAGGTGGATCTATAAAAGCAATCAGGGAGAAACTTCAAATGACTAGAGAAGATGTTGAAGATTTCTATGAAAGCTACCCAGAATATAAGGTTATGAAACCAAACCACCCAGCGCTGTTATTACCATGGATACACAACCTGTACTACAACAATTCATTCTCTAAAGCTTATGCCATGGTGTCACGGCCAAGCCTTTTATTAAGGCTCTCATACTTCGTATCAAATGCATGTATTGCAACACCATGGTTGGATAAGCCATTGAGAATAAAAGATTACTATTGGGATGTGATAAGTAGATTAGATGGTAAGAATTTCCATGGTTTACAAGAACATTTATCGTGTTATAATGCAAACCCAATTCTCATGTATGAATTGCTAGATGGTTGTGAATTAATTAAGACGTCCTTTCTACCACATTCAGCACAAGCAATGCACCTGCCCAAGCCAATAAAGCATATTAAAATATGTAATAGTGTTGAAAGTGTGATTCAGTATATGATCTCTGAAGAAAGAATGAAAATGGATTGTAGGACACTAAAAAACCCTTCAATGTTGTTAAGTGACATAAAGGCGATAGAAGATATCTCAGGTGTGAGCAGGATAAGGATGTTTGGTGCAGACTTGATAAAGTTGTACTCTGTACTAAAATCTCAGACAACCCAGAGTAAATATGGTATAGGTTACTCAAGTGCATCAGATAAGAGCTGCATGGTCTATATGGAAAGCTGGCTGTCCCATGGTATTGACCCAAGAAATAGGTATTCTTTCATACACAGCGAGACTGTCTCTGTGAAAAACCCTATAAGCGGTGTTGATATGTTTGAAAGGTCCTATGGCATGCATACAAATTATTCTAATATTGTGATAGAGAATGTTACACAATTATATTTCTTACTTTGTGTTAAAGAAGGCTGGAGTGTTGATGAATTCAAGGAAGTAATAACTAGCTTAAAGCTGGAAAAGGGTGAGCTTTTAGAGATCTTAAAAAACACCCCAATAGATCACTCTGATACCAGAGATTTCTTGCACAAAAGGATGTTTGCATTTTTCAGGTATATTATATGTGGTGACAGGTCTGATTTAACAGACATGGTCAATTCAATACTCTTCTATAGATATAAATTCTTAGACAAGAGGAAAGAGCACCTAGATTGTTTTTTACAATGTGGTATTTCCTTTGAAGACGGCGTATTTATCAGGTACCAAGATGAGAATTTTTTTATAGGTGTTTCAGATTCAAAGACCTATGCTGTCACAGACTGTAGACAGCTGACTAAAATTGGTTATGCTTATAGTGTGGGGCAAATGCTACTCCGTAAGAAGACAGCTGAGAATCATATACAGGCGATGGAAAATGGGCTTATATATGAAATAGACATGGTTTCAGGATTGAAAGGTCCAGGTTTTGTTAAAACAGGTGTGAACATAAGGTATGTAAATGAAATAGCAGGTGAACCTTCATTTGCAATAATTCAGCAAAGAGTGCCATCCGTTGTGGGGTTGTTGCCTAAAAAAGGCCATGAGCATGATATTTCAATAGATTATAAAGGTGCTTCCATCTATTCATACAAAATGCTACTGTTTAGGTTATCAATAATGAGCTGTGGGCAGCATAGTGTGGTAAAATCTATAAAAGGCTATATAAGAGGTATAAGCTTGCAATCTCTTATTGATAATGGGGTCCTTTATTGGTACCTCAACGGTCACTCAACGTGCAACTTAGCCGATTTTGATGCTTCTGTACTAAAGCCACCTGAGTCTGTCAGCATACTTGACATGATAAATATGAGAAAGCCTGATATAGACTTTAGTGTTGCAAAGAAATATTTGGCATTAAAGGAGGAAGAAATTAAAATATTTGAGGATAAACCTAAATCATATGGGTTTGATCTAAGTGGGATACGCTTCTTGGATGAAAGTGGATCCTCACTAGAAAATTGTACAGCTAAGGCTATTTTAGGAAGCCCTAAACAATTTGGCTTTGACATGAGCGGCTTTAGCTTTAACGCATCTTGTGAGAGTGCTTCCCAAAATAGTGAAGGGGATCATCAATTTTTTGATGAAGGCCTGCTTATGGACCCAGGGGAAGGTATGATTGCTAGCGATGAGTTTGGGGGTTTTGAACAAAAGGAGGTTGCACCCGTGTACGGATTTGACCTTGGAGGATTAAAGTTTGATACTGATGACTTTGGGATGTCAATGGGTCCAAAGGAAAGTGTTTTGGAGGATAAGGAACTTAAGGAATCTGAAAATTCAGAAAATATACCTGTATATGGATTTGACCTAGGGCATCTAAGGTTCGAACCTGCTAATTTAGGCCTTGAGAACTTTGAAAACCTGGAAACTTTACACAAGAATAGTGATAGCAACTCCATGTTTGATGGGGATGAATTAAGGAGCTTGGGGTATTCTGACACAATACCTGACAGTTTCCAGATTGCTGAGTCAGATATAGGGCCGACTAGGTATGGGTTTGATCTTAGCAATTTCAGCCTAGAAAGTGGAGATGCC